AACTCATTCCGAATAATATTCAGGGGTTATTAGTATAACGGAATTGAGACAAAAAAAAGCCCTCCATCATGGAGGGCGAAAGACAGGGATGGTGATATTCATTTATCACTATCAACATGAAATAAAAGGATTTATTTCACTCAATGTCCACACATTGACCACATCGAAAAAAAGCCCCAAATTTTGGGGCTTTCTCGTTACAGCTACATCCAAAGGTTTTGTTGACCGCTTCGCTCCGGGTGGGGGATCGCTGGCGTCACTTCGCCGGGTCGCATAATCGAGCTTTCGAATGTCTCCATTGTCTTGAATGTATGGCCGCAATTTATATTTTGGCACTGGTGATACCGCTCCTTAGTGTTCTCACTCAGGTAGCGACTGGAACGGGCATGGGCTGATTCTCTACAGAGTGGGCAATGAAACATGTTAATCACCTCAACGGGCTGCGTTTAAGTCAGTGATATTATTTTCTTTATTCTTTTTGAAACAATGAATTATGCTTATTCTGCATCCTGATTTTCTTCCTGATACTCAACATCAGAGAGCTTCACCTCAAGCGCCAGCGCCGTCGTGTAGCCATTATCGCCGAGGTAATGGGTCACTTTGGTGATAGTCCACGTCTGCTGGTCTATCACACTTTTAAACCCTTTCAGCGTGACCGGCGTTTCGGGATAGAGATCTGCGCGCCCCATCGCCAGATTTATCGAAAACTCGGCCACACTGCGTTGCAGTTTGTCCCACTTGGCCTGAGCCGCCCGCATCGCTTGTGCCTTGCTGGCGTACACCGTGGTTAGCGCCAACACGTTATCAGCTTCACCGACCAGATACTCACCCTGCCTTTCTTCCGGCGGTTTAATGGCCTTGGTGGTGGTTGACCTGGCTTTAGGATGCTGCAAGGCGCGCAAGTGCTGTGGCTTGGCCTTGCGTTGGAGTTTTACCTGCTGTTTTTTGGGCTGAGGGTCTTTGGTATGCAACCAGTTAGCGGTCACGCCGCTGTAAGCATGGCGGTCGGCGATAGCAAACTGATGGCGGTCACCGTCGCCACGTTCAATGACCGTCATCGGGATTGGCTTACCGCTGGCCGTCATTCCCCTCCCGGCTTTGAGAAAAAGCAGCTTTCCGGCTTTGACTGACACCTCGGCACCATTGCGTTCAGCCAGACGGGTAAGAAACTTAATATCGGACTCTTGCGACTGGTCGATATGCGGGATGTGAATCTCGGCAAGGTCTCGCGCCAGTGAGGCCACCAGCTTATTACGCTGCGCAATCTGCTTTACCACTGCGCCGAGTGTGGTGTCGTGATAAGAGGCTTCGCGACGTGAATTGAGCGAGCCACGAAAATCGGCGCTACGGGCGCGAATGGTCAGGGTATCCGGCGCGCCGCGATGTTCAATTTCATCAACGGTGAATTGACCTTTGCTTATCAGCGCCGCCCCCTGCCAGCCAAGAAACAATGACAACACCGCGCCGCGTACAGGCATGGCGATCAGGCCGTCGCTATCATCCAGTTCAATATCAAGCTGATCAGCCTCAAAACCGCGATTATCGGTCATGGTCAGTGAGATCAAGCGGCGGCTGAGATTAGCGGTAATATCGTGACTGCCGAGTGTGAGCATAAACGCAGGCGCAATCTGCGTACCAGTCATCATGCCAACCCCCTTGCCGCTTGTTGCAGCAGGTCGCGGGCTTGTTGTTGCAGATCGCCAAACATCGCTTTTAGTGACTCATCCACGCGATTTAGCGTCATGCTGAACTCGATACGGCGCGCGCGACCATCATTAAAAAACACATTGTGGGTTTGAGTGATACTGGCGACCGCATACATACCATAAATCGTGCCATCGCCGCCGAGTAACGGCCACGCCTTGCCCTGCTCAGCCATGATTTTTAGCGCCAGCAATGACAGCACACCGCCGGTGATTTCGGGCAACAACACGCCCGACAGCATGATTTTATCCTCGCCAACACCTAAAAACTGATAGGCAGGCCGCTGGCCTATGCGACTGTTGGACGGCCAGCGATAATCAAGGCTGTGTTGTAGTGATTGATAAGGCAATGTCTGGAGCTGAAACACAAACAGCCCGAGGGTTAGCATCATATGGGCAGCTCCTTAATCAGTATTCATGCGCGAACGCGCGGCGGCACGGCGTTGGCGTTCTTTCTCTTCCAACACTTCGCGGATCATGTTTTTGGTATCTGCACGGTTTTGATCGGGAGGAATAGTAATATCGAGCTGATAATGGTTCTGGCTTTGGTCGGTGTAGTCGCCACCGTTTGCCGTCACCGGTGCATAATTAGCGCTTAGCAATCCGCCACTCGGGGAATAACCGCCCGTGTTCACCTTGCTGGCGTTAACCTCAATATCCGCCGACTCGCTTTTGAGCAGGCCGAGTTTTTCCAGTAACCAATCAATACCCGCGCGCAGCTTGTTGAATACTTTGAGCGGTGCGGTTAAGACGTCAGCCAGTGCGCGCCCAAACTCAATACCCGCATTGCGGCAGCTATCAAGCGACTGTTGAGTCGATTTAACCGGCGCGGTCAGCTCACTAAACCCATGCCACGCCGCCTGTAGCTTTTCTCCAAGCCAATCAAACACCGGCTGCAAAGGAGCAAACAGCTCAGCCAGCGGTGCAAAAATGGCTTTTAGCCCCGCCACCACGCCAGCAAAAAAAGCACTGATCGGCTGCCAATACTGACGAATAAGTAACGCTCCGGCGACAATCGCCACCGCAATGCCGACAATCGGCCAGGTTAGCGCCCCGAGCGCCGTAATGATGCCACCCGCTACCACAGTGAAAACCGTCCCGAGTAAACTGGCTCCGGCGATAATGGCATTAATCCCCATCACCACCGGCCACGCCACCAGCCCCATCGCCCCGAGCACGCCAATCAGCGCCACAGCGACGCCAACAATCTTGAGGATACCTGCGGATAACCCTTTATTTTTTTGCACCCACTGGTCGAGTTGGAGCACATAGTGAGTGGTGGTTTGAGTCAGCTTACGTAGCGAGGATTCCTGCTGGTCAAACAGGTCAGTTCCTATCGCTGCATAGGCAGATTGCAAGGCTTTAAAATCGCCGCCGAGGTTGTCTTGCATGATTTTGACCAGTTCTGCGGTCTTGCCGTCAGACGCCTGAAACATCTTGGTCAAACGGTCAAGCTTGCCTGACGCCGCGCCCTCCATCAGTACGGCAGCAGCGGATGAGGCCTCCTCACCGAAAATGGCTTTCATATACTCAGCACGTTGGGCGGTACCGAACTTATTTTTCTCAAAGCTGTTTTGCATCTCTTTCAGCAAGGTAAACAGAGGCCGCATATTACCCTTACGGTCAGCGGTGTTAACCCCTAACTCGTCGAGCGCATCATGGGCTTTACCGACCGGAGCCTGTAAGCGGTTGATAACCGCACGGCTGCCGGTTCCGGCCATTGAACCGGTGATTTTGGCATCGGCTAACGCCCCCGCCATCGCGGCGGTTTCTTCGACGCTGATACCGGCATTTTTTGCCACCGGCGCAGCATAGGTCAGTGTGTCGCTCAAACCGGCAAAGTTAGCCGCCGTTTGGTTCATCGCCGCCGAGATAACATCACCAATATGCGCGGTTTTGTCATTGCTCAGACCAAATGCAGATTTAACCCCCATCAGCAAAGTGGCGTTTTCTTCCATGCTTTTTTTGTTGGCGAGCGACATATTCAACGTCACTGGCGTGGCAGCCAGAATGCCGTCTTTGTCTGCACCAGATTTGGCGATGATGATCTGTGCAGCAGCAGCATCATCGGCAGACGCTGCGGTAGTATCACCGAGCTGGCGCGCCTGTGTGCGCAATGCCTGCATATCAGCGCTGTTTTTCGCCAGACCCAGCACCGCCTGTAGCTCAGAGTTTTTCTGCGCAAAGTCATAACCGGGTTTTAAAACAGCGGCTCCGCTCACCGCTCCAGAGGTCGCCGCACCAACACCGGCAGCCGCCGTACCGGCCAGATTTCCGGCCACCGCCTTACCGCTCTGATAACGCTGATTAATACGGTTAAGTTTGGCCTGTTGCTGGCTGTTACGCGCTAACGCCTCGCGCTGGCGATTGAGGCTGGTGGTCGTTTCATTAATCGACGTTTTGAGGCGGAGCTGATCATGGGATAATGTTCGGGTATTGATACCCGACTGCTGTAGCGCTTGGCGCTGGCGCTGTACCGATAAGCGCAACCCGTTATAGTTGTGTTGCAACTCAGAAGCCGCGCGTTTGGCGGCCTCCATCACCTGCACCTGTGCGCGGGTCGGTTTTTCGGTATTTCTAAACTGAATCGCCAGCTCGGCGGCTTGCTGTTTGGCTTTCTTCAGCGCTTGATGGGTCACCGCCAACTGTGCGCTGGTTTTGCGAAAACCCTCAATCTGCCCTGCCCGCGCGTTTAAGTTTTTGAGGATTTTCTGTGTATGGCGAATATCACCAGACAAGGATTTACTCGCGGCCTGGATCGCTTTAAACGGGCGACTGGCGCGATCAACCGCGCTCAGTAGCACCTGCAATTTAAGATTATTGCTCATCGGTATTCCCGCTTCGGGTAGCGCTTCGTTGCAGCGCCTTATCGCGCCAAAGAATAAGTTCGGTCAAACTCAAGGGATAAAGTTCTGACGGCGGCCAGTGGAAAATCACCGCGATATCCGCTATCAAATCGTCGACCGACAAACGAGCAGGAAACGCTAACGCACCGAGTTCGGCGACAAAAAACCGATCACCTGCCCCGCCAGCGCAATCATGTCCGGCAGCTCCAAATTCACTACCTCATGCTCAGTCAGGGACGGATAAGTCATGCGTGGCAGCACCTTAATCAAAGCGTTAACGTCGGAGGTCGCGACATCCTGCAAACTCACGCCGCGTAAGGTTCCGGCATTGGGCTTAATCAGGGTGATAGTTTCAATCAGGGTATCGCCGCGCTTGATGGGATTTTCCAGTGTCACGACGTTCTCATTTTGGCTATTCGCCTTATTTGCGGTGCCTTTGGTTCTGGCCATCATTTTTCTCTCCAATAAAATCAGGGAAATTACACACCGATATTTTTGCGATGCTGCGCCAGCCGGTCGATGCCATTAACCCTCTCAATCATGTTAATCACATCAATCTCAATCAGCTCTTTGCCATCGAAAGTCAGCTTGTAGTAGGTACATTGGGTCGAGATTTTGGTTTCGCTGTTCTCGCCTTGTTTGTTATCGCCACCGTCGATTTCCTTGTGACGGCCACGCAGCACGATTTCCACCGCCACCATCTCGCCGGTATCATCACGCTGATAAGAACCTGCAAAGCGCAGCGGCACATCTGACGCGCCCGGTGTGGCGTATTGCGCCCAAATGGTTTCATCGGGCAGGCCGCCGAGTGTCCACTCCATAGCAAGTGCATCATCATCCAGCCCCAAATCGACTGGCGCGGAGCCATTCATCCCGCCACCGCGATAGTTCTCCAGCTTGCGGGTCAGCTTTGGCAAGGTCACCGAACTGACCACGCCCATATAACTGAGACCATCATTGAATAGGTTGAGATATTTCAGTTTGCGCGGCATTCCCATCAGGTTTTCGCTCCTTAGCCGTTTGCTGTTGCGCCGAAGTTCACCAGATATTTATCGGTGATACGTTGACGCAGAGTGAGGTTTTCCAGCGGTGGTACCGGCGTGTAGTCGTAATCAATAAACAGCTTGCCGGCTTTGAGGGTGTCTTTATCGTTGGCGCTGTCGTCATACCAACAATTGGCGTCAATAAGGTAGCCGTTAGATTTCAGCTCACGAAATTTGGCTTTGATACCTTCAACGATGTCGCGGATCAGCGTCGTGGTCATGGGCTTATCAACCGCCCACTGGTGCGCCTCAGCCATAGTGTCGGCCAGTACTTGCGCGGTACGGACATAATTTTCAAACAGAAAAAGCGGGTCGTCAGAGCAAGTGCGGTTACCCCAAAAACGAAAACCATTGGCGCGAATGAGCGTGGTGACACGGGCCTGATTAAGCAAATCGGCATCAGTACCCGCTGCCTGTAAATCCCAAAATACGCTGGCAGAGATACCGGTTACGCCATTCACGCCGACGTTAGACAAGGTTTTATGCCAGCCCTGTTGTTGGTCGATTTTGGCACGCAAGCCGAGGGCGCGAGCGGTGGTATAAGCTACGCTGCTGCGGTTGGTGGAGGTGTTCCAGCTCAGAAAATCCGGCCAGATCATCATTAGCTCGCGCTGACTGAAATTTTCGCGGTACTTCAAGGCTTCTTTGCTGGTTTTGCAACCATAGGCGCTGATATAACCAAAAGCGCGCAACTGTTGACAGATACCTGCCAGAGCGGTCGAAACATGCAGACTGTCCAGTCCTGGCACACCAAGAATACGCGGGCGCACACCGGTAACAGACTGTGCATCTAACAGCGCTTTCATGCCGGTATAGCGGCCATTTTGGTCAACCCCGCCGATAAGATTGGTCGCCGTTCCGGCCTCGTTACTGCCAGTGGCCACGCGCACCACAATAGTGACCGGACGGGCCTGATCCGCAATCGCCAGCAACGATGCCGCCAGTGTGCCTTTTTTGCCCGCCTTACTGGCTGCGGCCAACAGATCAGT